ATGGAAGCTTTAAGTCCCTTAATTCAATCCGCTAAAGAACTAATTCAGATTAATGAAAGCGATGTGATGGAAAAACAAAGACAAGAAATGTTTTTGCTTCAAGCTGAAATAAATTCTACAAATACTTCGCAAGAAGACAGAATAAAACTAATAAATGAACTTAAACAAATATATCCTGCCTATTTAGGTAATATTGACGCTGATACAATTAAAAATGAAGAACTTAATGCCGCTCTTTTAGATGTCAACAACTCATTAATTGATAAAATAATATTACAAAAAGAAAATGAAAAAGTAACGGCAGCAGGAAACAAAGCAGCATACGCTAAGAGAGAATTATTAAATATAGAGAGAAGTATTACCATGCAGTACGTTGCTCTAACTAAGGAAGTAGGCGAAGAGACAAAAAACAATTTATCTATTGAAGAAAAATTAGCAAAAGTTAGAGAAATTAGTCTCAAGCAAAGCAGTAGCTCAATGAAAGGTTATACTTTGCAAGCTATTGGTCAATATGAAGCTATATATTGGAAAGCTAAAATGTTAGCTGAACAAACAGATAAAGATTATAAAAAATCAATAACAACAAGACAAGAAATAGCAGACGAGCTTCATCTGTCATTAGACGGTAGAAATAAAAAAGAAATCGAATATAATAAACTTCAAAACGAGTTAAGAGATAAAGCCATAAATTTTTTAAATATTAATAAATTAAATGAAAAAAATGCTAATAAATTTTACGAAACAATTAAAAAGAATTCTAAATTTGAAATTTTTAGTTATAAACAAATTTCAGATTTATTAACAGAAATAAATGATTTAAAAAAACAAGGAGAAGATGACGAAACAAAGAATACTGCGACAGCTTATGAAAAATTAACTAAGCAACTTCAAGAGTTAACTAAGGAATACGAAAATCAATTATTTTTAAATTCGCCTTTAGCATTCGCAACAGCTCAAAGAATTAAAGATATTGAAAAAGAAATCGAAACAACTAAAACATTAGCAAAAGGATTAAAAAACTTTACTTTTGAAGAGGAGGTAATAATAGAACCAGATATTTTAATCGAACCTAAAAGTTTTGAAGTTAAAAAAGAGGCAGGAGTTGAACTATCTGAACAAATGATAAATTCTATTTTTGGCGAACCTCCAGGCGCTGAGGATATATTTACTCCGACTTGGCAAATGGAATTTGCAGCATCTTTAAATGAAATTTTTGGAGAAACTTTATTTAAAAATTTAGACCATTTTGAAAGGTTTGTAGATGGTATGAAAGGTTTATTGTCTTTGGGACTTTCTGAAATTTCTGATTTTATGAGTATAGAAGTTGAGCATTGGAGCAATGTATTAAGCAATATACAAGGCCAAATATCAGAAACAGAGAAAAAACTCGAAGAAGAACAACAAAAACAAAAAGAGGGGTTTGCTAATAATGTTAAATTAGAAGAGCAACGGCTTATAATGCTTGCCGCTAAACAAAAGGAAGCCGAAGCAATGCAGCAAGAGGCGCTAAAGAGACAGAGGGCGGTTGACAGTATTACACAGTCTATTAATATGGCTACAGCAATATCTGGAATATTAAAAGATTTAGGATCAATGGGCATCATTGGTCTTGTTTTAGCTCCTGCGTTAATAGCAAGCTTATTAATATTGTTTAAGAACTCGAAACAAAAAGCAGCAGACGCTGCTAAATTTGAGCAAGGCGGTTACGGTGTTTTAGGTGGCAAACGACATTCAGATGGCGGGACTTATGTTCCAAATATTGGCGAAGTTGAACAAGGCGAGTTTTTTGGAATTATTAACAGAAAACAAACCCAAAAATATCAAAGCGGATTAGCTCCTCTTATTGACGGCATTAATTCTAATGATAATAGAAAACTTATCAGAGGTTTAAACGAAATAGCATTGAGAGCAAATTTAAAATCAATGCAAGGCGGAGGCGTTAACAAAGTAGATATTAATTCAAAAGTTTCTTTAAACGAAATTTCAGACATTAAAAAGATACGTGAATTAATCGAAAATGGCGTATCTGTTACTTATACTGATGGTTTTAGAATAGAGAAAAAAGGCAATATTACGAAACGTATCAAAATGAATTAATAATGATAAATAACGGTAAATATAGATTTTATATTTTTTGGATTGATAATGGCGGATGGTATATTATTAAAGAAATTAAGCCTGTCAATGCTAATGAGCTAAATATTGTTTATACAAATAAATATAATCAAAGATTTTTAACACGTGATTTAAGTGGCGAGGTGAAACTAATTAATGATGCCTCAAATAATATCTTTGACTTTGATTTAATTAGGAACATTGAAAAAGGTGTTGCTGGTTATCCCGACAAGTGTTCAAATATTTATTTTGGTATTGATAAAAATTGTGGCAGTTGGAATATCGACACTTCGCCTCAAGTTTACAATTCTAAAACAGGTGGCAATAAACCTGTTTGGTACTGGCAGGGTGTTTTTTCGATAATTAATGCAAGTTTTGATTTAGATAGGTGTGTAGTTACAATTAGCCCTTATGTAGTTGATGAGTATGCTTGTTTAAGTAGAATATGGGAAAACGATTATAACGTTGTAGATAGTAATTCAACTGTTATTAAAAGCGAAACTCCTGTAATATGGGAGTATTATAATTGCCCTGAAATATTATTAAGCGACCCTGATTTTATTGGTACTTATGATGCTTTTGGCTGTTTACAGCCTCGTGTAACATCTTTTGAGCCTGATTGGTATAATGATTGTAATAATTTAGTTGCTAATCATTATAAAATTGATACACAAAGCTATCGCTCAACTCCATTTCCTTTTACCTTTTATGTAGCGACAAATTGGAAAAGATGGATAACATATACAGTGGGCGGAGGAGGCGTAAACCCTCCACCGTCAGGAGTATGGCATTATTTAAACAACGAAACTATAAATGGTGTAATTTTTAGTAAATTCGTTAGAGATAATACTGATTACTATGCTATATCGGGAGGCAAAATTATAGGAACTTGTAATAATTTTACTTGGAAGTGTAATTATGGCGAATTTGTTTATCAAACAGCTAAAAAAATTGATACAATTATATTAGATATGCTAACGGGGTGTAATTTAACCTTTAAAAGCGAATTTTTTGAAAATGAAATAAATTATGTTACAAACCAAATAAATAAGCTAAATAATATATATTTTATTCCTAAATCTGATTATTTAAACCCAAATGCGACTATGCCGCAAAGATTTGCAAGTCTTTCGCTTAAAAGATTGCTTGAAATAATATGCGACACCTTTAACTGTTATTGGTGGATAGAAAACAACGAGCTTAGAATTGAACACGTTAGTTATAATTTAAATATGCAAGGCATTGATGCTATGAGCGATTATCCTGAAAATCTAAAAGGACATAGAAAATACAGATATAATGTTGAAAATATGTTTTCGGTTGAAAGTTGGAAGTTTATGGAACAAGGTAATATTGATTTTATTGGTGCTGATATACAATATACTTCAACTTGCGTTAAAAAAGATACCGAAAACAAAGTAAAAGACAGAAATTTAAACGAAATTACAACCGATATAGCTTTAATTTATACAAGCCCTGAATTAATAAGCAGTTCAGGTTTTGTTATGGTTTGTACAAGGCTAATCAATGGAGAAAATTGGATAGATAGCGAAGTTGGTGTCATAAGTAATAATTTATTGCCAAATGGTCATTTGTCAATTGCTAACTTACACGAGAATTACTGGCGATATGAGAGAATTGCTTATGATGGTGAAATGAACGGGCTGCAAACAGTTTTTACAACAATACAAAAATATAAAGAATTAGAAGAGATACGCCTCCCTTTGTGTTGCACTGAATTTGACCCTGAAAAACTTATAAATACAGGGCTTGGATGGGGTGAAGTTTATGAGGCAAGAGAAATTTTAAAAACAGGAATTTTTGTAATTAAACTAAAATATGAATAAAATATGTGGGATTATGATTTAAAAACAGCTTTTAGAATTTATGATTCAGCTGAGAAAAAAACAAAGAATAAATGTCCGGGCTATTGTTGCGACAGCGTACTAATTTCGCCAAATAACAGATTGTTGCCTTTTATGTTTCGAAGAAGTAGTAACCCTTATTTATTGACCGAAATTAAAGTTGTTTGTTGCGATAATGAAAGTAGTTATGTCGATATATTACCGTATATTCTAACAACTCCACCTGTAAAATCAGATATTCAATATAAAACAGTTGGAAGCATCGACTATGTATATTACAGAGGTTTATACAATTTTAAAGGTGGCTCGATTTTACAATGTGGTACATATTTTCTTCAAATTACTGACGGCATAAATATCTGGGAAAGCGAAAGCTTTAAGGTGCAAGACATTGATAGTATTTCAGACAGTGGCAATATGATACTAATTAATGATTTTGGCGATAAATTACTGCACAATTCTGGAATAGTTTTATTTACAGATTAAAAAAAATTATTAACATTTAAAAATATAATGAAATGGCAAATAAAAGGACAAGAAACTTAAACACCGAAGCAACGTATGACGGTGATGCTTATATCCAAATCGACAAAGACAGTTACGCTGAAGCAAAGAAACAAAAGTTATCTGTTGCTATAAGCAACGAATTAAGCGGAAGGCAAGCCGCAGATAATGCAATAATAGCAGGTGCGGGACTTTCGGTTGGTGGCAGTTATACAACTGATGACACTACTAATTATCTCAAATCGACTGATTTTGTGGCGGCAGGCTTAACTCCATCGTTGAAAAATGCAGACAAACTTATTGACAGCAAAATTCACGAACTGAATGCAGATTTTGCTGTTAGTGGCTTGGGGTTAAGATATTATGCCCCGCCCGCTGTTATAACCTCTTTAGATTGGAGTTCTAAATTATTATATGATATTCCAGACTTGTCAAGTTTGATTTTATTACAAACTCTTGATTTACATTCAAATTCGCTTACAACGGTAACAATTCCTAATACTTTAACTGCTTTAGAATATCTTGATTTACAATCAAATTCGCTTACAACTGTAACAATACCTAATACTTTAACTGCTTTGGCAAATCTTGATTTAAATTCAAATGCTTTAACCATTGCTTCTGTAGATGCGGTTTTATTAAATTTAGACACCGCAGGAGCTATAAATGGTTTTGTAGATTTAAGCGGAGGCACAAACGCCTCGCCAACGGGTGGAGCTACTAATGTAAATAAATTGTCTTTAGAAGGTAAGGGGTGGACTGTAAATATAAACTAAAAACAAAATGGCAATAATTAAAATTGAATATTGGAATACCTGCGATTTTGCAGATATATTATATCAAACCGACTGGAAACAACGGCTTTATATTGATACCGAAATTTCACGTCCCGAATACCCTATTGAAATCGAAACTAATAA